CCTTGAAACAGGTGCTGTGTTCGCTCCTTACATTCCGTTGATCATGACTCCATTAGTGTACGATCCAAATACCTTCACACCACGTAAAGGTTTAATGACTCGTTACGCTAAGAAGATGTTACGTCCGGAATTCTATGGTAAGATCTATGTTAGTGGTTTAAATACCCTATAATCATAACTTAACATATAGTTAAAAAGTTAGCCGAGCCTGTAAGCTCGGCTTTCTTTTTTTCATATTATATTTAGCTATCCAATGTAAAAATCATATATTTATCAATAAATGATTATGTCTCATAACTACGAAGAAATCGCAAAGGAAAAAAGAAAACCTAAAGGTGAAATAAAATTTAGATTATCTTTAAACGAAGAACAAAAAGAGGCCAAACAAATTATATTAGACAATCCAGTAACACTTATTAAAGGAATGGCAGGTTCAGGTAAAACATTACTTGCTTGTCAAATTGCTTTAGATTTAGTGTTTAAAAAGGAAATGGAGAAAATTATTATTACTCGTCCTACTGTATCTAAAGAAGAAATAGGTTTCTTACCTGGTGATTTAAAAGAAAAAATGGATCCTTGGTTAGCACCAATATATGCTAACTTATATATGTTATATGATAAAGATAAAATCGATAAAATGGTTTTAGAAAACCAAATTGAAATTGTTCCATTTGCGTTTATGAGAGGTAGAACATTTCCTAACTCAATTGTTATCGTTGATGAATGTCAAAATATTACACACTCACAAACTGAAATGATGTTAGGTCGTTTAGGTAAAGGTGGTAAAATGATTTTCTGTGGAGACTTATCTCAAGTTGACTTAAAAAGTAAAAAAGATTCAGGTATAAGTTTCTTTACACGATTAGAAGAAAATATCAAAGGAGTAAGAATTATTGTTCTTAAGAAAAATCATAGACATGAAATTGTAGAGCATATATTAAAAACATACGAGGATTTTAGAGATTAATTTCTTTTCCTGTATTTCTTAATATTTATGACAAACACTCTATCATGGCAGATTTAACGATATATATAAACGAAAAGATTACCTTAGATGGTAATGAAAGAGGAGTACTATCTACTCAAACTATTTCAGATATTAACTCTATTGATAATAGAATATTAAGTATTCCAACGGGTTCATATACACCTTTATTTTATTTTAGTCCATCTAATATAGACGCTGGAACTTTTTCTACAGGTAGTTTTAAATATGGAAGAATAACGAATAAATCATCAACCGTACCAATTCAAGTAAAAATAACTGCGGACACTGTTCCATCATCAACATTAGCAAATACATCATTTATTATAACCCCAGGTAACTCATTCTTCTTATCAACTACAGCTGTTACTGGATCAAGTCCAGGAAGTAATGTGTTTACGTTTAATCAATATGTTTACTACTTGTCAGTATCACCTTCAGGTTCTTCAGCAACAATTGAATATTTTATTGCAACAACATAATATAAAATAATATGAATATTCCTATATATCCTGGATCTAGTTCATTTGCCCCTGGAGAAACTCCATTTGGGTTTTATGATTATGACACTCAATTTCAATCTGACGCTGATAAAGTAGTTACATTTTGTGCTAGAAGATTGGGATATCCTATTATGGAAGTTGAATTACAAGATTTAAACTTCTACGCTGCATTTGAAGAAGCTATTACTACATACGGAAACGAATTATATGCTTTTCAAGTAAGAGATAATTTATTAAATGTGATAGGAACTCCTACCGCATCAAATATGAATCATGCTATTGTAACCCCATCAATGGCTGGGGTTATAAGATTAACTCAACAATATGGTGAAGAAGCAGGAGTAGGAGGAAATTTAACTTGGTATAGTGGTTCATTTACTACAACAGCAGGAGTTCAAGATTATGATTTTAATTTATGGGCTATAGAAAATAATATTACTGGTGGAATGGAAATTAAAAAAGTATTCTATTACCCACCACCCGCAGCTAATCAAGTATACAATTTAAATATATTCTCAGGATTAGGAGGAGTACCAGCAGTTGGTGCTTATGGTTTATTTGGTTCAACAGGATTTTTAATGTATCCTACAAGTCTACTACTTCAATCAATGCAAGCAGTAGAAATGCAAAATGAAATAGCTTTTAATAACTATTCATTTGAATTAATAAATAATAAATTAAGAATATTTCCTATTCCTCCTTATAGTGATCATCATATCTGGTTTCAATATATTAGTTTAGAGGAAAGAAATAATAGTGTAGTAGCACAAGCTGGGGGAAGTGTAACAAATCCTTCAAACGCTAACTTTACAAATCCAGTATACTCTCAAATTAACTCTATTGGTCGTCAATGGATATTTGAATATACATTAGCATTATGTAAAGAAATATTAGGATATGTAAGAGGAAAATATCAAACTGCAATACCTATTCCTAATAGAGATATATCTTTAAATTCATCAGATTTAATTACAGCTGCTACAGCAGAAAAAACAGCGTTAATTGAAAGATTAAGAGCATATCTAGATGAAACTTCTCGTCAAGCATTATTAGCTAGAAAACAAGCAGAAGGAGATTCAACTATGAATGAACTAGGTAGATCACCAATGACAATATTTATAGGATAATGGCAATATTTGGATCAAGCAGAGATGTATCTTTTATAAGAAGACTTAATAGAGAATTAATAGGAAATATTATTTCTCAAGAGTGTGCTTTTTATAAATACAAAATAGCTGAAACCAAAGTTAACATGTATGGTGAAGCATCTTCAGGAAGATTATTTGATGGTCCTATTATATTTAACGCTATGATTACAGTAGGTGATAATACAAGTCCTACAAGTGATTTAGGAGTAGATTTTGATTGGCCAGTAAGTTTTGCTTTTTTAAGAGATGATTTAGTAGATGCTGGAGTACATCCTGAAGTTGGTGACGTGATTTTATACCAAGAAAGCTATTGGGAAGTAGATAATACAAATATAGTACAATTCTTTGCAGGTAAAGATCCTGATTATCCATATCCAAATAATCCATTAAATCCTAATTTACAAAATTGGGGATATAATGTATCTGTAACTTGTGAATGTCATTATGTACCTGCTGATAGATTAAACATTATTAAAACTAGATTGTGATGGCTAACCCAAGAAAACCAACACCTAAAACACAAAAAGAAATTCTTCTTTCTCAGCAAGAACCTCTTAATCAATCAGGTCCAGGTTTTTCTCCTATAGGAAATCCTAATTTAGCTAGTAACTCAGGTAGATCAGGGCAAATTTCATTTAAAGGAGATACTACAAAACCATTTACAATTGGTATTCAAGATATTGATGAAGCAATATTTTATTATTTTCAAAATGTTATTAAACCTTATGTAATACAAAATGGACAAAGATTAGAAGTTCCTATTATATATGGTTCACCTGAAAAATGGGCTTCATTTCAAAAAGAAGGTTATTTTAGAGATTCTCAAGGTAGAATCATGATGCCAATCATCATGTTTAAAAGAGATTCTATTGAAAAAGTGAGAACAGTATCTAATAAATTAGACGCAAATAATCCTTATAATTTAGCAGTTTGGAAAAAGAAATATTCTTCTAAAAATGCATATAGTAATTTTGATGTACTAAATAATGTAGTACCTGAACAAACAGCTTATGCTATAGTAGTTCCAGATTATCTTACATTAACTTATACGTGTGCGGTTAATACTTACTATATGGATCAATTAAATAAAATTGTTGAAGCAATTGAATACGCTTCAGACTCATATTGGGGTGATCCTCAACGTTTCCAGTTTAGAGCGATGATTGATAGTTTTACTATGAAAACAGAATTAGCAGATAAAGCAGAAAGAACAGTAAGTAGTACATTCAATATTAAAATATGGGGCTACATTATACCTGATATCCCTCAAAAGGATTTAACTGCATTAAAGAAACTTCCAGGTATAAGTAATATTTCTATAGATGAACAAACTATATAATATTTATAATAAAAATAAAATTTATGACAACACAAGTTTTAACACAAGAAGAAATTACACAATTAAAAACTGTTAGAGAAAAAAGAATTCAATTAACAGAAAATTTTGGAGTTATCGAATTAAGAATACAAGAATTTAATAATCAAAAAGAAATTCTTAAAAACGAATTAAAAAATTTAATTCAAGAAGAAAATAATTTAGGTAAAACTTTACAACAAAAATATGGTGATGGCTCTATTGATCTCGAAAAAGGAGAATTTATAAGCAACTAATATTTTTAACAAGTTTCACCATATTTATAACAAAAATCAAAATAAAATAATCAACAATGGCAGAAACTTTAATATCACCCGGCGTTTTAGCGATAGAAAACGATAATTCTTTCGTATCTAAAAGACCAGTTACCGTAGGAGCAGCAATTATAGGACCAACAGTAAAAGGTCCTGTTGAGGTTCCAACAATAATTACAACTTGGAACCAGTATCAAAATGTATTTGGTACAACTTTTCAAAGTGGTAGTACAACTAATCTTCAAACTTATACTTATTTAACCTCAATAGCAGCATATAATTATTTTGCTAATGGAGGTACATCATTATTAGTAGCAAGAGTAGTCTCAGCTTCTAATGATTGGAGATTTGCTTCTAGTTCATATATTCCTACAGGATCATCTGGTCCTACAACCGGGGCTTCACCATTTGTACTTCAACCTCTTACTAAAGGAGACATTATGAATAATAGTGGTTCTGAAGCTGCAAACGGAGTTTTACCAAGTGGATCAACAGATAATGTTAGATGGCAAATTGTAAATGCAAATAGTGGATCAGGAACATTTGATTTACTAATTAGAAGAGGTGATGATAATAGTTTACAACCTACTATTTTAGAAGCTTGGACTAGTTTAACTTTAGATCCATATTCTCCAAATTATATTTCTAAAGTAATTGGTGATACAATTGCAAACTTTGCTACAGATGTAAACGGAAATGCTTCTATTCAATACTCAGGATCATATGCTAATAGATCAAATTATGTAACTGTAAAAACTGTAAACTTTACTACTCCTAATTTCTTTAATAGTAACGGAGTAATTTCAGTAGCAGGATACACAGGATCTATCCCAGCAAATGCTAGTGGAGCATTTGGTGGTGGAACTAGTATATTCCAAGGTGGTGCTAATTTCTATAACGCTATATCTACACAAACTCAAGGATTAGTTGCTGCTAATTATACTAATATGATTAATTTATTAGCTAATACAGATGATTATAAATTTAATGTATTATTAACTCCTGGTATTATTAATTCACTTCACGCTTCTACAGTAACCAGTATTATCTCAAATACACAAAATCGTGGAGATAACATTTATGTACTTGATCTTGTACCTTATAATTCTAGTACAAGTACTGTTACTATCCAAGCACAAGGACAAAATACCTCATACGCTGCTTCATACTGGCCTTGGTTACAAGTAATTGAGCCTTCAACAGGTCAATTAGTTTGGGTACCAGCTTCAACTATGATTGGTGGTGTTTATGCTTATAATGATGCAGTAGCAGAACCTTGGTTCGCACCAGCAGGTATTAACAGAGGTGGTTTATCAACTGTAGTAAGAGCTGAAACTAAATTATCTCAAACTCAACGTGATACTTTATATTCAAGTAAAGTAAATCCAATCGCTACATTCCCAGGAACTGGGGTAGTAGTATATGGTCAGAAAACACTACAAACTAGAGCAAGCGCTTTAGATAGAGTAAATGTTCGTCGTTTATTAATTTCTCTTAAATCATATATTTCTCAAGTTGCTCTTAACTTAGTATTTGAACAAAATACAGCAGCAACAAGAAATGCATTCTTAAGCCAAGTTAACCCTTACTTAACAAGTGTTCAACAACGTCAAGGATTATACGCGTTTAAAGTAGTAATGGATGATTCAAATAATACACCTGATGTAATTGATCGTAACGAATTAATTGGTAATATTTACTTACAACCTACTAAGACTGCTGAATTCATTTACTTGAACTTCAATATTACTCCAACTGGTGCAACATTCCCAGCGTAATTCTTTAAAACACAGATATTTATAACAAATTAAAAATATAAAATAAAATGGCAGTATTAAATCCAAACGAAATATTCTTTACAGCATTTGAACCAAAGGTTAAAAATCGCTTTATAATGTATGTAGACGGAATCCCGGCGTATGTTATTAAAAAGGTTGGAGCAGTGAATGTTGAAATGGGTGAAATTAAATTAAATCACATTAACGTTTACCGCAAAATTAAAGGAAGAGCAGAATGGAAAGATATTGAAATGACACTTCATGATCCTATCACTCCATCAGGTGCTCAAGCAGTAATGGAATGGGTACGTTTACATCATGAATCAGTTACTGGTAGAGATGGTTACTCTGATTTTTATAAGAAAGACGTAACAATTAACATTTTAGGCCCTGTAGGTGATGTAGTATCAGAATGGATTATCAAAGGAGCATTTATTAAATCAACCACATTTGGTGATTACAGTTGGGATGAGGATGCAGCAGCACAAGAAATAGGTGTTACATTAGGAATGGATTATTGCATCTTGAATTTTTAAAAACAAAAAATAAATTTAAAGAAAGCTCACCTAAATTTGGTGAGCTTCTTTATTTTTCGTATATTTATATCCGAATATAATAAGTTACATTTAAATAAAAGCTATGGAACAAACTTTTAATTTCCCAACAGAAGAAATCGAATTACCCTCAAAAGGCTTAATCTATCCAGAAGATAATCCTTTATCAATGGGTAAAATTACTATGAAATATATGACTGCTAGAGAAGAAGATATTCTTACCAACCAGTCTTACATACAAAAAGGTATAGTACTAGATAAATTACTTCAGTCTTTAATTGTATCTAAAATTGATTATAA